TAATAGAAATATTAAAAATAAATAAAGTATAAAAAATATCAATATAATTCGTAATTTTGTAACCTAAACTAATAAATATATATGGACAATAACAATGAAAAGATACAATTAGATGACATCACATTTGATGATGTTATTGCCGGCGATGGAGTGGCCACAGAAGAGATAACTCCAGAAGTAGTAGATGAAACTTCTATCGAAGTCCCTGAAAGTAAGGAGCTAGAAATAGATGGTATTGAAGAAAAAGAAGAAGTAGAGGAAGAAGAAGAAAATGTAGAAGACGATACTGAGGTTGATGACAAAGATGATGATGATGATGAATCAGAATCTAGTGATGACACTGTAGTTAGTGAAATACTTACATCTTTAGGATATGAACCAGACTCTGATTATGAAGACACAGCGGAAGGATTAACTGCGTTAACTAAGGATATAGCTTCTAAGATGGCAGAGCAACAGATGGATGAAGTTCTTGGAAATTTTCCTCTTGTTAAAAATCATTTAGAATATGTTTTAAATGGTGGAGATTCTCAAAAGTTTATGCAAGCTTATGATCCTAACCAAGATTATAATCAAATGACAATAGAAGAAGATGATGTTAGAAGCCAAAAAGCATTGTTGCAAGATTACTTTGCTGTTAAAGGGCATGACAAAGAGTTTATTGATGAGATGATTCAAGACTATTCAGATAATGGTAAATTATTTAATAAGTCTGAAGCAGCAAGATCAGCTCTAGGTAAAGTACAAGCGCAGCAAAAAGAAAATCTAGTAAAAGAACAAAAAGAAATAGGTAGAATGCAGCAACAAGAACAGAAAGATTTCTGGGATGGCGTTGCAACTACTATTAAAGACTCTAATGAGTTTGCAGGATTAACAGTTCCACAAAGAGAGAAAAGTAAATTTTTTGATTATCTTTCTAAACCTGTAAATAAAGAAGGATATACACAAAGAGACATTGATCATTCTGAAGCTGAGATGGATAAAAAATTAGCTATAGATTACTTAATGTTCAAAGGATTCAATTTAGACCAGATTATTAATACAAAAGCTAGAACAAAAAATACAAAATCTTTGAGAGATAAAATTTCTAGAAACACTGAGACAGCAAAGAATGCTCGTAGATCAGGGAGAAAAGCAAAGAATTTTGATATAGATGATTTAGACCTTAGTATTTAAAGATATACCTTAACAGGGAATTAGGTACCCTATAAATAATTTAATTAAAATGGCAGTAAACGGAACAAACATAAGCGTTCAAAAAACGTTTTACAATGACTCGCAAATGACAGACATGAACAGTCTATCAAACGCATTGTTGGCAAAACCTACTGAACTGTCTCCGATTATTACTCATTTAGCAGGAAAAGACGACAAAAGATTCCCTCTATCTTTCTTAACAGAAGGTGTTGGTAACACAAAGTCTATTGACAGGTTAGAATATGAGTATCGTGTGGCAACACATCGATTAAGAACGAGACCGGTAGCAGCAGCAGGACCAACAGGAACAGCAATAGGATTAGGAGGAGCAACTTTTGAGTTGGAATTTCCTGATAAACACTTTGTATTCCCATACGTATTAGTATCTCAATCAGGGACACAAGCACGTATTATGAAAGAACCACAACAAGTAGCAGGTGGATCTTCTTGGAAATACACTTTACAACTAATTAACCCAGCAGCTACAGCAGTAATGCCGGCAGCTGACTGTACTGCAGGAGTGCTTTTTGCACAAATGTACGCACCAGTAGGAGTAGACTTCTCTAGAGGTAACGCTTCAAACTGGGAAACTCCAGGTAAAGTAAGAAACAAACTAACAACTGTTAGAAAATCTTACCACATGTCTGGAAACGCTAAAGACTATGTAGCAGAATTCGCATTACCAACTAAAGGTGGAAAAACTACAAAACTTTGGATGGACTACGAAGAGTACTTACACATGCTTGACTTCAAAGAAGAGTGTGAGATGTACTACTGGTATGGTCAAAAATCTTATGATTCAAACGGACATACTCATATGAAAGACGAGAATGGACAACCTGTAATTGTAGGACCTGGTCTTTTAGAGCAAATTGTTGAAACAGACACTTACTCTACAATGACTGAAACAAAATTAAAGAACATCATCGGTGATTTATTTTATTCAATGACTGATGCTGCTCAAAAACAAGTAACTCTTTATACTGGTACTGGTGGTGCTAGAGAATTTGATGAGGCTCTTAAAAACCATTTCTCAGGAGCCGCAGGTTCTTGGAAAGTAGGTGGAGAGAATCGTTTCATCACAGGATCTGGTAGATCATTAGGTATGAGTGGTTACTTTACTTCGTACGAGCATATTGACGGACACACAATCAACGTGGTAAAATTACCAATGTTTGATCATGGTGCTGTTGCTCAAGCTCGCGCGAAACACCCTGTTACAGGATACTCTCTTGAATCTTATAGAATGGTATTTGTTGATCAATCAAATTATGATGGACAAAGTAACTTACAAATGATCTCTAAGAAAGGTCGTGAAGCTATGAGATGGTGTGTAGCTGGATCAGTAGTCCCTAGAGGATTTGATTCAACTTCTTCCAGAGCATCTGATGTAGATGGGGCAAGCGTTCATATGTTAAAAACAGCTGGTATCGCTCTTAAGAGATTTGATACTTCGCTTGACATTACATGTGTAGCGTCTTAATCTGGCATTAATTTGCGTCTATATATTGGTTTTTGATTAAGGTTGTGGGGGAGCAATCCCCCGCTTCTTTAATTAATTATTACACGGAGAGTTATTCTTTGCATCCACCTAATTTAAACTTTAAAAGAACTACAATTATGAGTAAAAAAGTATTTTTAAGGAGAAAGGACCTAGGAGGTCACTTACCTAAAGCAGTAAGAGCCGAAGCAATATCAAGGCTTAGTAGCGTCTATGTAAATAGACAACCTTTAAAAGGTTTTACACCTGATGAAGAAAAAAAATATATGCAAGAAATATTAGATGTTTCTCCTGCACATGTTGATTGGCCTAAACATTCTAAATCATTTTGGGCAGAGCTTTCAATTCCTGTAGGATTTACAGGTGTTGAATTAGAAATAGGTGTGCATGAAGATGGAAGTCCAATAACTATTATGGACTACATTAAATATAACTTTGCAATTAAGCATCCTTATGTAGCATTAACTAAACAAGAAATGAATACGGATATTACTAAAAAATTCTATATTCAAGATCTTACAAGAGAAGATAAAGTTAAAAATAACTCTATTAGACTTAAGAAAGATGCAGACAAAGAATTTATTAAGGTTTCTTCAAACTTAGATAACATGAAAAGAATTTTAAGATTAATGTCTAACAGTAATCCAGCTAGAATGACTGAAGATCAAATTGAAAATTCTTTGTATGAAATTAAGAATAGTGACCCTAAAAGGTTTATTACGATTGCAACAGATAAAAACTTAGAAATGAAAGCAGAGATTGAAGAAATGATTTCAGCTGGAGTTTTAAGAAAAATTGGAAATCAAATTATTTTTATTGATGAAGTATTAGGAGATACAACAGAAGATACAATTGTTCATCTTAAAGATAAAAAGAATTCTGGAAAATTAACTATATTACGAGCAAAACTTAAAGAGTTATCATTAATATAATATGAATGTACAACAAATGCATCTAGCAGTTCAGCAGGGAGTGGATAAGATTAATTCACTCCAAGCTGATATGCTTCTATTAGAAGAGATAGATTTAGAATTAAATAAATCATTATCAAAGTTTATTAATACTAAATATAATAAAAATAATTTATATCGAAAAGGATTTGAAGAAAGTCAAAAAAGAATTGATGATCTTAGAAGTCTCATTAGAGAATTTAGAGGACCTGTTACATATAAAGAGCAGGTAAACTCTTTTACACATGTAGATACATTTAATTTACCTTCTGATTATAGATTTTTAGTTTCACAACAATCTGATGTTATATACAGACGAAGTTGTAAGCGAATTAACTGGATTTTAGAAATGCCTGACACAGAACTTTTGTATCCTTTTATAACAGTTAGTTTAAGTGATTTTATCTTAAATTCAAATACAACTATTCCAAACTCTATTGAGTTGGTTGAAGATTCTAGTAATTTAACTACTTCAGCAACAGCTGTTATATGGTCAAACAATGCTAGTCTTACATACCCAAGTGATATTTCTGCTTTAATAGATTCTATGACAAATCCTGCTAATATAGGTTCTGGATTTACAGTATACTGGGAGCAGTATGGAATACATAACTATCCAGGACAATTTATTATCATAGTTAATACAGATACACATAATTGGTATAATTGGGATTTATCTACAGGACTTCCTCTAACTGAAGTAATAACTTACGATGCTAGTAATAATGAAATACAAAGTATAGACGCTATGGCGCCTGTAACTTTTATTTTAGACGAAAAAAGAGTTGCAACACATCCTAGTACTGGACTTGTAAAAGATACGGTAAATAATTCTTTTGTACAGCATGATGACATATTTACATTATTAGGTGATCCTTTCAACAAAACAAAACGTACAGATCCCTTAACTACCATACGTAATAGTAGTATTGATATATATACGAATGATATATTTATAATAGATTCTGTAAAAATAACATACATAAGAAATCCAAGGAATATTTCACTATCTTTGGGGATTGATTGCGAGTTACCAGCTCATACACATCAAGAAATTGTGGACATGACGGTGAGTAGCATCTTAGAGGGCATTAGTGATCCTCGATACAAGTCTCACCAAAGTGAAGTGAGCAAAAATGAATAAATATTAATTTAAAAAACAAAAAAAATGGCAAGACATTTAATTATTGGAAATGATGTTGCAGTTTCTACAACTAATGGTTTAGTTGCAGACGGTGCAGTATCTATTCAAAAAATGAGTTCTTCAGGACCAACAGAATTGGTTCTAGGAGATACAATCGCAAGCGCTCCTCAAATTAGAATCGTAAGCGGTGGAACAGCAGGAAAAAATATAGCAACTCCATGGATCTATGGTAGAGATGTAGTAGATTACAGTGGTAAAGCTAACGTAGCAGCACAAGCATGTACAGTTACTGATACCATTGCAGCTACTTCAGCAGCAGCAGGATCTTTAGTACTTAAATTTGTAAAGAGTTCAGGTCCTAGACATGAGTTCTTTAGTTTTACTACAGTAATTGCAGCTTCAGTAGCGCATACAGCAGCAGATGCTTTAATTAAAGCAGCATTTGAAGATGCTAGTTTAACAAAACCAGATTGGTTAAACCCAGTTTGTGACGCTTCAGCAGGTGCAACAGTTATATTTTCAGGAGCAATTAGAGGTGATGTAGCTTTCAGTGGAAACACTTGGGATTACGAGCCAGTTCAAATTCAACTAATTGTAGAAAGTTATGATGGTGGTACGCAAACGCATACTGCTTCAGCTACTACAGGAGGTTCACCAGGATACGGTGACGGATTTGCAATAGCAGAAATGGAAGATAATCTTTTTGGTATTACTTACGGGCATTACTTAAGAGGACACCTTCCTAAGACTCCAACTGCACAAGCAGTAACTGGAAATGCATATGATATGTATGTAATCGCAGCAACTAAAGATGGATCTTCATCTTCTCAAATTAATGGGGTTGATAACTTAATTGAAATCAATTTAGCATTAGAAGCTGCATCTGCTAACAGCTTAGTAGTAGAAAATAAACTTAACGCATATTTCGCTAGCAACTTTGCTAATGTTATACTGTAATTATTAAACTTTAAAAAATAAAAAAATGAGCAGAAATTTAAAAACACAATACGCGTATGCTAAATGGCTAGCTGGAGACGGAGTTACAGTCGCAGCACAAACATTAGCAACTACGTCAATTATTCCAATTGGATCTATAATCAAAGGAGTAACTTTAAGAGCAGCAGTAGCGGCAGCATCAGCAGGATCTGCAACAGTTGCAGTTACAGTTGGTGGTATTACAGCTAGCTCTGCAATAGCAGTAGCTAAATTAGATACAGCAGGTTGGGTAGTAAACGAATCTGGAGTAGAAGATGTAGCTAACGTTACAACAACTAATGCAGCAATTGGTGTTACTGTCGGTACAGCAGCATTTACTGGATCAACTAGTGATATAGATATTATAGTAGAATACGTACTAGTAGACTAATATAAACAACTTAATTAGACTTATAGGGGGCATTGTCCCCCTATTGGTCTTTTTTTTAAACCAAAATAAAATTATGCCTTTAACAGTAAATGCAGCGGCTAGTTGTAAGAATATATTTGTAATATTAAATTATACTAGTAATCAAACACAAACTTTTTCACTAGATGTTACCGATGGTATGTCTAGTATATTAAGCGGGACAAATCCAAGTTTTATTATACCTCCTAATTCAGGACCTATTAGTTATCCTATACCATTAAGTGATTTGTCTATATCAAATGGAGTAGTTAATGTTGTAATATCCCTAGGGGCTCCTGGGGCTAACGTTTATGACGAACAAGCAGTGTTAATACATTGTGATATTGACTGCTGTTTAAGTAAACTTACTAATGAACTTATTACTTGCTCCTGTGATTGTGCTAAATGCGCATCTTCTTTAGCTAAAGCTCAAAAAGTATTTTTATTATTAAAATCTGCTGATTACGCAATAGTGCAAGCTAATGATGCTGTATCTGGGTTAAAAGCTGGATTTCTACAAGACGCAATCTCAAAATATTTAAAAGCAAAAGAAGTCTGTGACGATAGTTGTGGATGTAACTGCTAAAAATAATTAAAAAAATATATATATGGTACCAACGGACGACTACAGAGTAGAGCAAGAAGGGGGAGAAGAAAGAGCTTCTAAAGAAAAAGCTTCTAAAGAAAAACAAGGTCAAAGTGAAGCTGAATCATCTTCTAGTAACAACTCATCTACTAGTAATAGTCCTGGTGTTATATCATCTACATCTCAATTTCAATCTCAATCTCTTTTTACACCTGGAGTACTACCCGGACTTGCACCTGCTAGTAATAACATCAGGCATATAACTCTTGATGCGTTTAGAGTTTTAAATAATTATGTAATAATTCATGTAACTCAAAAACCTTCTTCTGGATCAGGTTCAGGATATGACGAAGCTGTTCTTCTTACAGATACTACAGGAGACGGTATTAATTTTGATAGTGGGGGAACTTCTGGTAATTATAATGCTACTACAATAGCCGCTTCATATAGTTCTGCATCTACTTTAATAAATAGTTCAGATGCCACACAGAGAAATTATGATGTTACATTTGCCTCTGGAATTGTTAGATCTTTTATATTAACTATTCCAGGTAAAAGACAAGGCTTTGAATTTTTCTTTGGAAGTACAGGAAATTATACCTGGAATGGAAATACAAGTTCTTGTAATTTAAATACAAATGTAAATTGGACTGCAAACGTTAATACTAATAGTAATCAAGCTACTGTAAATACAGGTAGTATGTATGCTCAAACTTGGCCATTAGACGACCCTTCTAGTATATATTACTCTGGGGATGCAGTTTTTGATATTACCTCTTCTCAAGTACTTGATTTTACACATAATACTGAAAACGCTGGAAGTTTTATTAATCAAGCTTTTGAAGATGGATTTTTAAGAAATTCTAGTAGTTTTAGTGGATATGGAGTTCCTGATCAAACTAATGGTTCTATACAAAAAGTAGAATCTTATATAGTATATCTACCAGATGGTTATGGTCCATATAATAGTATTCCTTCTTATAATAATAGAGAGGATGGTACGTCTAATTTAATATATATTAATCGTAGTAATGCTGGAACTACAGGAAATTATCAACAGATTGGATTTGGACAATTTTCATATTCTAGTTTTGGAGCTTCTCCAAGATTTCCATTTGTACATACTATTACATTTTCAGAAAACTTACAAAGTTGTGCAGCAGGTCAAACTATTGATGCTTGTAATAATATTAATAGTGCAAATTATATAGGATATGATAATGATGGAGATGGCACTTTCTATGAAGATTGTAATGGAGTTGCAATATCTTCAGCAATTTATACTGACGCTAATACAACTTACACTGAAAGTTGTTGTCCAGATTGCACTACATTTACATTAAGTGCGACGAGCTTTAACCCTACAACTGTTGGAGGAACTGACGGAGTAATAGAACTATCTGTAGATGATGGAAATGGAGTTGGAAGTGGTACGGCAAATTATACATTTGTAATAGAACCTTTAAATAGTGTAGATGCTGGTAAAGGAGCCGGAGTAAATATTGGTTCGGGGGCAGTACCACACATAGCATTTACATTTGGGATTCAAGTAGATTTAGCTCAAGATTCTCTATCTATTTCAGCTAATGCAACTTATGCCACATCTTCTGCAGTAGGTTATATTCCTGCTGTAGGTAGTAGTGGTAGTGGAGGAGCAGGACAAGGATTACAAGCAGGACAATATAAGCTTTATGTATTTGATTCAAATAGCACAGCTTCATGTTTAGCACAAACTACAGTTACTTTAACAAATCCAGCTTTAATTACTGGATGTACAGACAGTGCATCACTTACTTATAATTCTGCTGCAAATTCTAGTAATCCAGCCGCTTGTTGGTATTGTGATGAACTTAATGGAATATTAGAAAATGGAAATAATACTCCTGTTGGTGGAAGTAATGGTAGTATTATTCAGGCTAGTTCTTCACACGCATTATCAAATAATGCTGTAACTACTGCAGATACAACTGTAGAGATTACTATAAATGCATTACCAGATGCTGCATATTGGAATAAAGTTTTAGATATTGTAGATGGTAGTAGTGTAGTTAATGGGCAAACTAAAATAGAATTATATAAATGGGACTCACAACTTCCAACTGGTAATTCTACTTTTAATACATTAGTTGGATTTAATGCAGGTACTACTATAGTTGGTAGTGCAATAAGTCAAAATATAGTTAGTGGAGGTGATTTTAATACAGTTATAAATAATACTACTACAGGAGCTACTTTTACTTATGGGTACTACAGTGTTAAATTTTATGTTAGTGATCCAGATGCAGCTGTAGAAGTAGAAGAGTGTTACTCTATTATGGATATTATTATTCCAGTAGTAGCGTGTGAAAACACACCAGGACAAGCTATTGCTCAAGATGGTAGTGGTAATAATGTTTTAGTAACAGATAGTAATTTATATACTAACGATCCTGCAATTTGTTTACTTGTTAATAATTTTTGTTGTACAACTGCAATACTTGCTTTAGACTTACTTAGTCCGGTATGCTCTAGAACATACACAGCTACCGCTATATGCTCTAATAACCCAACATATATATCAGCAATTATACAATATAAAAATGCTGCTACTGGTGGAGTATGGGTTAATACAACTATATCAAATTTTAGTTTGATTGCAGATAGTAATGGACAGGTTTCATGGACTTTTACTGAATCTTCTTTACTAAATCTATATGGAAATGCAGAGTATAGAATTGATTTTCATACTTTTTATAGTAATGCTAATGAGTGCACTGTATATACTCTAGGTTTAGTTATAGAAGCTCCTCTTTATGGATGTACAGATCCTTTAGCAACACCTGCATCTTATAATCCTTTAGCTCAATGTGATGATGGTTCATGTATTTATCCTATCTTAGGATGTACAGACCCTACTGCAACAAATTATAATGCTTTAGCAAATACTGATGATGGTTCTTGTATTCCATTTATATATGGATGTACTGATCCTACTGCATTTAACTACGATGCATCATTAAATGCAAATACAGATGACGGTTCATGTATTACTGCTGTTGTAGGATGTACAGATCCAGCTGCATTAAATACTAATGTTTCGGCTAATACAGATGACGGTAGTTGTTTATATTGTGCGGGTAATGGACCTGTAGTAACTTTTGCAATTACTCCAGCTACAGCAGATGCTAGTTGTCTATCAAATGCAGATGGTAGTTTTACAGCAACAGTTAATATGCCGTTATGTGCTGGTGGAAGTTGGAGTTGGGATGGATCTTTCTTTAATGATAGTACTTTATATGCAAATGGAGCAACTTCAAGTTTCCTGGCACTCGCTGGTTTGGTAGCAGGAAATTATTCAGTAACTATAACTGACTGTTATGGATGTACTACAACTGAAACAGTTACTATTCCTACTGATAGTTCTAATTGTGGGTGCACTGATCCTGCAGCAACAAATTACTCAGCAACAGCTACTATTGATGATGGGAGTTGTTTATTTTGTGGGTGCGATGACCCTAATGCAACTAATTATAATCCAAATGCATTTACTACATGTAGTCCTAATCCTTGTACATATTCTTTATCTCCTCCACCTTGTATTCCTCCAGGAATAGATACACTTTTAAATAAAATTAAAACTTGTATTTCAATAAGTGGGTTTAGTTATTACAATAAACTTGTAACCGGATTATCTGATGAATGCTCTATAATGGACGCATGGAAATTAATTTTAATAGATTACCTTTTAAATCAGAGAGGGTTACCATGTGTATATAATTGTGCAGATGCAAATACACCAAATGCGTCTGAAGTTTATATAAGCTGTGAAGACCGATGGGTAACAGGAGGTCCACATACAGGATTAAACGATGTGTCAGTAACAGGAACGGGTGTTGGAACAACATCTACAGCCGCTATGTTTACTACCCTTAATTTAACTTCTAATATATCTACAAATGGGCAATTATTTAACGGGGATGTTATAAAGCATCACACTAGTGGAAATATATGGATCTTTAATGGTCCGTCAATTATAGCGGGGACTCCAACCGGAGCTACAAGTGTTGTAGGAATAGACCCAGAAACAGCATCAGGAACACTCTCAGGATATTGGGAATATTGTACTGATAGTTTACAATATACAGAAAATACATATAATACTAATTATTTAGATAATTTTACTAACTTTGTAAATACTTTCTGCACAGATTGTGGGAATACCACAAGTCTTTTAACAGGAAGTAGATCTAACGAAGATATTCCAGATATTATACAAGGAATAGATGGAATAGATGATCTAGACATATAAAAATAAAAAAATGGCAAAAGTAACTGACTTAACAACATTAGCAAAAACAAGTGTAGCAAGCACTGATTATTTATTAGTGACTAATAGCAGCAGTAAACAATCTAAAAAGATTACTGTAGAAACAATGTTTCCAGCTGTATCTACAGCAGGTACTAGTAGTGAGACACTTTATAATAGTGCAACACTAACAAATAAAAATCAAATAGTTTTTAAAGGACTTAAAAGTGGTAGTGCTTCTAATTTAACAGTATCTACATCTTCTAGTAATCTTCTTTTAACTCTTGTAGAGTCAGGGGTAGATTTAAGTTTATGTGATAATACAACTTCATTATTTATGTCTGGAGTAGACTTTACAAAAACTGTAACTAGTCAATGCCCTGTAATAAATGGAGGAACAGGTTTATCTACAATAGCAAAAGGCGCTATGCTCTATGCTAGTGCAGCAGACACAATAGCAGCTACTGCAGCAATGTCTACAAACGGACAACTACTTATTGGTAATGCATCTAATGGATACCCGTCAGTAGCAACTCTTACAGAAGGAGATAATGTAACAATTTCTAACGCAGCTGGAGAAATTATAATAGCTGCAAGTTTAGGTACTTTAGCAGCTAACTTAGATTGTAATAATAATAATATTGATCTTGGTACAGGATGGGTAAGCGGTAATGGTACTTCTGAAGGTATTAATATTGATTCTGATGGTAAAGTTTTTGTAGGAGAAGGTACACCTACTGCAGCTTTTGAAGACACATTAAACATAAAAGGAGGTATTAGATTTACTAATACAGATGCTCCTACAATTAAACCTACAGCAACTACTAGTAGTACAGCTGGACAATCAGTTACTATTGAGAGTGGAGCTAGTGCTGCAGCAGCAGCAGGTAATTTAAATTTAACTGGAGGAACAGCATCAGGAAATGGCGCAGGAGGATCTGTAATAGTTACAGCAGGTAGAGATACATCTGGAACAGCTGATGGAACTGTTCAATTAAAAACTTATACAGGTAGTGCATCAACAGCTGGATTAACAGTAGAAGCAGAAGGACAAAATGTAACAGTTAATACAGGTAATTTAGTAATTACTCAAGCAGACAAAGGTATTATACATTTAGGTAGTGGAACAGTTACACAAGCTACTAGTCATGCAACTGGAGTTACTCTTAACGCAACTTCTGGAGTAGTTACATTAGCAGCAGTAGCCTTAGCAGCTACAACAAATGCACAGTTCGTACTTACTAATTCTACAATACAAGCAGAAGCGGTTATACTTTTAACTATGCAAGACCTTAACACTGTAGATAATAAACAACTTGCCTGTTCTTTAGTAACTGTAGCTGATGGTTCATGTACTATTAGTATCGTAAATCCACACTCAGCAACATCTACTAGTACAACAGCAAGTAAAATTCACTTTTTAGTGATAAACCCAGCATTAAGTTAAAAATTAATAATAACCAATAAAAACAATAGACAATGACAACAATTAAAGCAACACAAGGAGAATTCGTAAATTTAATCAATGGATTATTTGCGGTTCAAGATTTAAAAGGTAAAGATTTTGGATTAGCAGTAAGTAAAAATATTACTAAATTAAAAGAAGGTTTAAAACATTTAGAAGATTTAGGAAAGCCTACTGAAGAATTTATGAAATTAGCTAACAAAGTAAATGAAATTTCTAATGAAAACCCTGAAGACGCTAAAACTATAATAGATGCGTTAGAAAAAGAAAATGACGACTTAGTACAGGGTAGAAGAAAACAAATGGATAAAGTAACTGAGTTAATGAAAGATGATATATCTTTAGATTTAGTTATGCTTTCTAAAGATGTTTTACCAGAGGATATTACAGCTAATCAAATACTCAATATTGAAAAAATAATAATTAATTAAATAAAATGATATATAAAAAAAATAACTGGGAATTAGAATTAAGCTTTAATAAGTATAATTTTGGATTTGGTTTTGGTGTTAACTGGGAAAGTGGGATACTTATAGAAATTGAGTTTCCTTTTATTTATTTAAGAGCTGAACTGTAATGGCCAAGGAATTAAGTGAAGATACGGCGGTAAAACTAAGTTTAAAAACTTTAGGAGGGATAGCAGCTTTAATATCTATCTTAGTTGGTATGTGGTTTACACTACAAGCTGATATAGCTGAGGCCAAAGCACTGCCTAAAAATGAATGGAATCCTGATTGGGAAGAGAAGTTACCAGACCCAGATATTACTAGAATGGAGTTTGACATGAAAGACCAGAATATAAGGATTACAATTCAGAATACTGAAAAAGCTGTTGACGACTTAAAAGATAGATTAATAAGAATGGAGGAAAAACTAGATAAATTAAGATAATGTCTAGTATGAAAATATTTGCAATTTATTTAATTTTAATATTTATGTTGATAGTTTCAAGTTCTTCTGGGCAAATAGTAGTAACTCATTTTAACGCTGCTTGGAATGACCCAAACAAAGTAAGTTATATTGGAGAGCTTACAGACTGTGATATAGTTTATGTTGACATAGCAGCAGCACCAAAGTTACAAACAAAACATAAAATAGTAGTTGTACCAACAGTTGTTATTTACAAAGATGGAGAAGAGATAAAAAGATTTCAAGCTGACATATCATTTAGTATGCAAGCGACGAGAGAAGATATGCAAGATGTTATAGACGAATTACTAATGGAAGATTTCTAATGAAAAAATTAATATTTATATTACTACTGTTACCAACATTATTATTTAGCCAAGATTCATGGGTTAGATTTCAAGTTCAATTTGATTTCTATGCACCTCAAGAATCTAATTTCTTTATGGTGTTTGATGGTAATGGTGATACATCTATATTTTTTCAACCAACTAGTCAGTATGAATATTTAGATACCGTTATAGATGTTAATAGCGGTAGTTATACTATAAGTTTAAGAGACAGTTATGGTGACGGATGGGTATCGTCTCAGCCAGCTTCTTTTGAAATGGGTAATGCTTGTCAAGGAAACATAATAGACTGGTCCCCAGTGCTTGGATCTTTCTTTCAAAGAGATACTACTGTAACAATATACCCTTGCCCACCACCACCGCCACCGTTATGTATACCTTCTATCTTACATATTAACTTAGATCAATTTCCTTTAGAAAATTCTTGGGAGATAAAAGACTCAACAGGTGCAATAATAGAATCAGGTGGTCCTTATAGTTATATGGTTAACTACCAATCATTCAGTGTACCAATGTGTTTACCTGTTGGTTCAATGGAGTTTACTATGATGGACACTTATGGAGATGGAATTGCTGGTAGTTTATGGGGAGGACAAGATGGATCATACTATCTAATACAATGTAATGACACAGTGGTTTTTGGTAATGTAGCTAACTTTGGTAATGATACAATACATACGTTTGTATCTGACTCTTGCCCACCTATTTATGGGTGTATGGATACTTCATATATTGAATTCAACCCAATAGCAGATACAGACACTGGTTCTTGTTTAAATTTAATTGTCATAGGTTGTACTGACTCAACAATGTTTAACTATGATCCTCTAGCTAATAGAATGGATCTTATACCTAATTGTGATTACACTTTAACTTTATACGATTTAATGGGTGATGGTTGGGTTGGTTCTCATCTAAGAGTTATACAAGGTGTAGATACAAACATATTTATACTTACAGCTGGTTTTAGCCAAGACTTTACTATAAACTTAAACGCTCCAGAGCAAGTTCGTTTTAGGTTCTTTATAACACAACAAGCTCAAGGAACAGCTGCTCATTGTGGTTTTAAACTAACAAACCCAATAGGAGATGTTATGATAGAGGTGGCAGCACCATTCATACAGCCTTTATTTTGTTATACTACACCAACTTATTGTGGTAACTTATGTATTGAAAAAGTATTTGGATGTACATCTCCTGCAGCAATTAATTATAATAGCTTAGCTAATACAGACGATTCTAGTTGTTACTATAACCCAGGGTGTACCAATCCGGTATACGTAGAATATGATATTAGTTATGATTATGATGATGGTTCTTGTAATACTTTAGTTGTATTAGGATGCATGGACTCATTAGCTTTCAATTATGACTCTTTAGCTAATACAGAGCTTCCTGGATCTTGCATATCAATAGTAGTAGGATGTATGCAACCTTTAGCTTTTAATTATAATGTTAACGCTAATACTCCAGACACTTGTATTGCTATAGTATATGGGTGTATGAACCAATTAGCATTCAATTACGACTCACTAGCAAACACAGATGATGGTAGCTGTGTTGAATTTATTTATGGTTGTATGGATTCAACAATGTTTAATTTTAACCCCTTAGCAAATGATAATGATACTTGCGTACCTTATATTTATGGTTGTACTGATCCGTCTATGTTTAATTATGAAGCATCAGCGAATACAGAAGACTTTAGTTGCTTCCCTTATATTTATGGGTGTACCGACAGTTCTGCTATTAATTACAATTATCTTGCTAATACAGATAATAACTCATGTATTGATTTGGTTATTGGGTGTATGGATCAATCCGCGTATAACTATGATCCAAATGCTAATACGATTGACAGTAATAGCTGTCTCTATGATGCTGGTTGTTATGGCTATCCTGGTGAGCCTTATTGGTTAAACGACCCTTGTTATGCTTGGGTAATAGATGTTGACGCTTACTGCTGTGATAACGAGTGGGACAATATATGTCAGTTAACATACGATTATTGTGAAGGAAGTTGGACAGGTACTTTACTAAAAAGATATGATAAAAAATTAATAATGATTACAGATGTATTAGGTAGACCAGTTAATGGAGTTAAGAATCAATTATTGTTTTATATATATAATGATGGTACAGTAGAAAAGAAACTTATAAAATGAAAAAAATACTAATACTACTTTTATTACCTTTATTTAGTTATTCTCAACTAGATTTAAAAAAGACATTTAAATTCTCTACATTCTATGGAGCTGTCAATGGAGGGACTTCTATATCAGATGTGGATGTATTTTCTGTAACTAATGGGTTAACAACAACTACAGTACAAACTCCTTATGATTATAATATAACTTTTGGAGTTAGAAAGATAGCTAGGTTTGGTTACGAAAACAAAGCTAATACTTTTTATGATGGTACAGAATCTAACTATAGTGATGCTGCTACAATAGGTAAGATAAAAGGATTTGAATTTTTATCTGAGATAAACTATAAAAGGCAAGAAGGTGTAGAATATTTAGACCAACATCATTTTATAAGATATGTTGCAAATAAATGGAATGCTAAAGTAGAGTATTTAAAAGATGGATTTGCTGACGTAGAGTATTATGAAGGTTCACAAAGATACAGATATAACTATAACAATAAGTTATCTTTTAACTTAGGAGCAGTACAGAGAATGTCAGAACCTTATGGTTACGACCCATTAGAAGAATGGATATTAAGTAATGGTAATATACATTATACTTACTTAGCCTTAGAAGAAGGGTATAACGTAGATGTTGCTCATCAAATGTATTATAACTCAGATGGTGATTTAGTTGCTACAAGTTCAGAAGTGTGGGAAGAGATTGTTATACCAACTGTATTGTATGATTTTACAGAAAGAAAAAGAAATGAACTAAATAGAACTTGGAATCATTCTTTAGTAATAGGGTTTGATTACTATTATTATAAAAAAGATTTTTGGTTACACTCTTGGGGAAACTTGCTACCTTATCATTATGATAACGGTAATGAGTATTCTTACCATAAGTACGAAGGTAAGCAATGGTTAGATTACTCTGGTGGAGTTATATTTGGTAAAAAGATTAGTAAACAAATAGGTGTGTTTGCTGAAGGTAAATACAACAAATACTGGAACAGAGAATGGTACAATTTTAAATTAGGAATTAATTATATAATACGATAAATTATGAGTATATTGACAAAAATATTTTCAGCAGGAGCTAGTGATCTAGTTAGTAGTGTAGGTGGGGTTATAGATAACCTTACAACTTCTAAAGAAGAAAAGCTTGAAGCTGAGAGAAAGATAAAAGAATTAGTGGCAAACTATGAGGTAGAAATGGAAAAGACTATAACAGATAGATGGAAATCTGATATGGCTTCTGATTCGTGGATGTCTAAAAATGTAAGACCAATGGTTCTTATATTCTTAGTAGTAAGTACAGTACTAATGATCTTTATTGATGCAGGAGCTTTATCTTTTAACGTAGAAGCTAAATGGACAGATCTATTACAATTAGTATTAATAACTGTTATAGGTGCCTATTTTGGTGGACGTACAATAGAAAAGAAAATAAAAAAATAATAACAAATAAAATATAAATAAAATGGCAACATTAATACCAAAATTAACATTAACAAGTAGCGATGCTTTGATAGACGCATTAAACTTTACAGTTACTGATTCTTTAGCAGTCTTAGGAGCAATAGTTCAAAAATCAGTAGTAACTTCAACAACATCTACGGTAGTATTAGCAGCATCATCTTATACAACTTCTTATGTATTTTTACATAATAAAAGCACAGCTGCTGCTGAAATTATAACAATAGAAAAAGCAGATGGAGGAGATGAGTATATGTATTTAGGAGCAGGAGAATTTGCATTTTTTCCTTGGTCATCTACAGTAGACTTATTTGCAGACTCTGCTTCAGGAACTCCAGTATTAGAAATAATGCTTTTTCAAGCAGCGGCTTAATAATAATAACAATATAAAATAATAATAACATGGCAACACTATCAACAAAATTAACAATAACTAGCTCAGACGCTAGAACCGATAACTTTAGCTTAATTCTTTCAGATATTTTAACAATTGCAGATCCTATAGAAACAGGTAAAAGAAATGTTACTACAGCAGTAGCTGGTGGAGGTGAGTTTGTTGCTGCGGCGGATTCAAATACATATTATGTATATCTAAAAAATGTAGATGATACTAATTTTGTATATGTACAAGATGCGGCAGCAGCTACTTTTGGTAAATTATTTCCTGGAGAGTTTATGTGGTTTACTTTAGCTCCGTCTGAAGGTATGGAATTAAGAGCTGATACAGATACTGTAAAAGTAGAATACGGATTATTTAAAAAAGGATAAAAAATAAATTATGAAATATACAAGAGAGCAAATACAACGTTCTGTACAAGAACTTGGATACAGATATTTTACAGGCGATAACTATGATGTAAATATTGTTGGTATTAGAAATTCTGATACTAACGGTGAAATTACAAATAAGTTTGATGATAAAATAACTATATCTTATAAAGATGAAAATGGTGAATGGCAGTATAGTGAATATGATTGCACAACAGATCCTGGAGATGATTGGATGGCAAACCCTTGGATAGACAAAATAGGTTGTGCAGTATTAAAACCTGGTCAATATAGAGGTTCTCATAAACTTAGATTACATTCAGGTAAATATTTAGCCTTAGGACAGAAAGAGCCTGTAACAGTTTATAGAGATAATAACAGGAATGATAAGTATGAGTTTGATGAAGCATCTGTAGATACAGGTGTGTTTGGTATTAATATACACAGAGCTACAGCATTAGAAGGTAAGACTTCTACGTACATAGACAAATGGAGTGCGGGATGTCAAGTAATTGCGTCTAATGATGATTGGATGGAGTTTTTAGGTATATGCCAAGAAGCTAGAGAGCACTGGGGTAATTCATTTTCATACACATTAATAGAAAGTAAAGATATATAACATGGCACAGTGGATAACGGCACCAACTGATAATATAATCAACGTATACACGGGTGACGCAAACTACGTACACGATCAGGGGGTTGCGTCCGCTTCTTGGGTGGTAGATCATGACCTAAACAAATTCTGCTCAGTAACCGTTGTAGACACGGCGGGTACGGTTATTATAGGTCAAATAACGTACAACAGTGTGAACAGAGCAACTTTAACATTTAGAAGTGCTTTCGCAGGAAAGGCTTACTTTAACTAACAATAATAATAATAATATAAAAAAAATAATATGGCATCAATAAAATATCTAGTTGATATAGATCTTGACAAACAGTCACTAAACAACGCTAGAATACAAAACTTAAGCACTGCACCTAGTGATCCGGTGTTAGGGCAAATATACTACGATACAGATACGGACGACTTAAACGTGTGGAACGGAGCTTGGATTAGACTAGGCGCAACAGGAGCAGGTGATATAGAATCTGTAGTAGCTGGTGCAGGTATGACTGGTGGTGGAACTTCTGGTGATGCAACTCTAAATGTTATCGGTGGAACTGGTATAACAGCCAATGCTAATGACATAGCTTTAACCAATGGACTTATAGCTGATGGTTCTAACATTACTTCAGTTGGAACTATTGCTACAGGTGTTTGGAACGGAACTGTTGTTGCAGATGCTTACCTATCATCAAACACTGCTCACTTAAGTGGAGCACAAACATTTACAGGCGCTAAAACACTTGGAACAACCACAAAGCTTTTATTTAGAGATTCAGCTATTTACCTTAACTCTTCTACTGACGGGCAATTAGACATAGTAGCTGATGACGAAATACAAATAGCAGCTACTACAATAGATATAAATGGAGCTGTAGTTGCAAGTGGTGAGATCGAGGCCGCTAGTTTAGATATAAACGGTAATGCGGATATATCTGGAGACT